GATTAATGGCTGAACAATCCCGTACAAGTTATGCAGGCAATCTGCTTAGAGCAGCAGGTCAGGGCCTGACTTTTGGTTTTGGTGACGAACTAGAAGCTATGGCAAGAGCCGCAGCAAGCGACAGAACCTACCAACAAGAAGTCAAAGATATTCGCGAGGACATAGAACAGTTTCGCGAGACAAATCCAGTGGCAGCATACGGGACCGAGATCGCAGGTGCGATACCCACGGGCGTTGGTCTTGGTATCGGGTTACTGAGAGCAGGTATAGGCACCGGGATCCGAGGCGCAGCGAAACTTGGTGCAATCGAAGGTGGGATATATGGTGCTGGTGAAGGCGAAGGTGTAGAGGGCACAATCAAGTCCGCTGCCATTGGTACGGGTATTGGTGCAGTCGGCGGCGCGGTTGGCGAAAAGGTGGTCGAAGCTGCAACGCCAGCAGCAAAAAGAATCTACGGCAGAGTGCGTGAAGCCTTGAGCCGCGAACCTGAGTCCTCTGTTCCTAGAACCATAACTGATATAATCGGAACTGAAGCATTTGTAGATGGTGCTATGATGAACTTCCAGCGCCGTAGTTTTGGTGCGTTGTCTGAAGACGAGTTGATCGCCGCGCATGATAGAATTTCAGATAACATGGACTTTTTCACGCAGGGTGCTTTTCTTGACGGTGACATGAACATTGTCGAGGGTATGCAGGACGAAGTCCTAGCGCGATATCGTGAAGCTGCCCTGTTCCCTGATCTGACAAATGATGAGTTCTTTACCGACAACATGTTATTGCCACAAGTAACATCAAATGAAGGGTTGGATTCGGTCAGAGGACGCTTGCTGAGACAGTTTAATGCTGTCAGTAACGAGATGGCTGGTCGTAGAGGTACAGAGCTAGAACAACTAACACCAGAACAGGCCGCACTTTATAACAACCAGTTTGACCCAATCACACTTGAAAACACAGTCAATGAAGCCGATGAAGCTGCGTTTTTACAGCAGTTGCAGGGTGATGACTTAGCCGCACCACAGGCACCGGCACGAGTAGATTTAGGTGATGAGGCTATCCCGCCGATGCCGCTTTCTTTGGCACAGTCTACAGGTTTTAAGCCACTTAACGACGGAATAAACCCACCAGTCCAGTTGGGTATTGGTGCGCTAGATGAATCACCGGGGTTACACGCTACGGATGTAATTTCCATTGGTTCTATGCCTGATCAGTTTGGTGGCACGGTGATGCATTACTCACCCATTGCTACTAGCTTTGAAAAGCTAGTTCTGGATCCGAAAGGTCTAAAGTTTTCTGCCAGCGGTGAGTTGTCTGCAAAAGACTATTTGGCTCACTTCAATAATGACACCAAAACACCGGGTGGTAGAAGTGAGATAGCTGGTTCGGAGCTAGAGAATATCCTGATTGCCAACCCGGACGAAAAGTACACAATAGACGAAATGCGTACACTGGTACAATCTCGTGTGCCGCAGACCGTTGAACGTCTGTTCTTGGAAGGTGGTACTGGTCCTTTAGCGCCTGATGTTACTGAAGGTCCGTTTAGTAATGATTTACCTTACACCACTGCACAGTATAGATCTGATGACAGAGCACTGGGGCAAGAGCGCGGCGTTGTTGTGTACAGTAATTCAGTGCCAACAATAGATGTGCCGGGATACGGTAGGATTAGACCAAACGACAGAGGTGTTAATCACGGCTACTATGACAACTATCCGGGTTACTATGGTCATTTAAGATTCCAAATCATGGATGACGACAACGGAAGACGTTACCTGTGGGTAAATGAGATCCAATCAAACGCAGTGTCAAACATTTCTAGTGGTTCAAAAGTTGGCGCTGGTTACGTTAAGACGCTAGAAGACAGACTCAACGCTTATAGTTCAGCAAATCGTGTGAAGATACCGTACACAGAGAAAGTGCACGAGAAAATGCTAAAGCTGGATTCTATGAAGCCAGAAATTTTGGGTCGTAATGAAACACTGACCAAGCAGATAAAAGAATATCAAGCCGAAGCTGATCGGCTCAAGGAAGAGCCTAGTCTAAAAGCTTCACCTACCTATTTGTTAGCTACAGATAATGGGTTGACCGCTGAATACAAACACGGCATGGCTTTCGTAAATGACCTTGAGCAAAACGATGACGTGCTTGCAGCAATTTACAACTACCTTCGTGATTTTGATAACGATAATCTTTTTGAGAGAAGTGAAGACTATTTGGATGCAGCAAGAGACCAAATGTATGCGTCTATTGATGCACAAGTTGGTTATGGTGGTAGCGTGTCTACCGTTAGTGGCGATAAACTTATGGACAAGGTGGTAGATGTTTTTCGGACTACCAACGATAATATTGATGAGTTTATACCAAAACTACGAGCTTCTATTGTAGATAGCGGTTCAGAATATTTACAAAAAGCAGCAGCTAAAATTGTACTTGACTCGGACGAATTTGTAAAAGCTGTACAAACCTTGCCGGAAAATTTGCTTGATGTTTTAAACGCACAAATGAATGAAAGGCTCCGCACGGGTAATCTTTTAAAACCAACAGCCGATTTTCTGGAAATTCAACAAGAGGTCATGGATCACATAGAAAAAGAACTGGGGCCTGACTTTTATAAGAAAAAGTTTCTACCTGCATATGACGACGTGCAGGATGAAGTAGTTGGACAAACAGGGTATGAAGATATATACACCCCCGATAGTGCATTCTTACAAGCCATAGAAGAGGTGGCTGAACACGCTCCATCAGTCTTTGTTAACGCGCAGCGTAACGAAATTTTAGGTAAGATGGCAGACGCCACAGATGAAGCGGATAGAATACTGCCGGAAGTAACTCAAGCAGCCCAAGATTTTGGAGACGCTGTAAGGAGAGAAGACGGCAACGGTGCTGTTCTACAGCAGCTACAAAAGGTAGCCAAAGACGCGATAGATACAGGTGGAAACAGAGGGTTTCAAGCACCAACCCCGTATGCCACTGGAAAAGCTGACTCACAGTTTTATGAGTTTGCTACTAGATCAGCTATCAAACAGGCTGAACAGCTTGGCTTGGACGGTGTTATATTCCCTGATGCGAAGTATCTATCTACAGCACCCGGCAGATCCGAAAACCCGGCTTTTCAGAAAAACTACGGAAGCGCGGTAGACAAGGCCCTTAAAGGTTTTTCAAACGCTGGTGGTAGGGTTGAGTCAAGAAACAACAGTCTAGATCCAAACCCAATTAACTTTTTGAATCCGGGTACAGGTGATACTAAATCACAGTTCACTGTCCGGGGCCTTGATCCAAACGACGCGGATGCGGCTGAACAGCTAGCACCGCTTCAGGAACAGGTAAAAGAAGCAGAAACAAGGGTTAATAGAAAAAGACGTATTGTGGAAAACTTAGAAGCACGGTTAGAAGAGCTAAAGAACGATCCTAACGAATTTAGACAAATGCCCGACGGCAGCCGTAGGCGTGTCATCCGCACTGGCACGGATGGCAATATGGCTGAATCAGAAAGTCAAAAAGTTATTAACTCACTGAACGCAGCAAAAAATGAATTAAGAGATGCATCTGATTTGGAAGCTCGGGCAAAACTTGAGATAGCACAAAAAAAGGATGAGCTAGCCACTGATTATGCAACACCACTTCGTATAGTTGACTTTACAGACCCTGTAACCAAAGAAGCAGCAAAACGTCCCATTAGACGTGCGGCTGGTGGTATGGTAAGATCTGGCATTGGCGCTATGGCTAGGGAAGTGCTGTGATGATAACTGGAAAATCTAAAACAAAAGTTAAGAAGGTAGTCAAGAAACTTGAAAAGGCATCGAAGGCGCATGCTAGTCAAGCAAAGACACTATCTAAACTTGTTAAGAAAACAAACGGTGGCATGGTCAAGGGCTTTAGCCCCATTGCCCGTCCACAAAGATTTAAGGGGGTGTTCTAATGGCATCAAGAAAACGTATTACAAGTCACAAGAAGTCGCGTCAGAAGAAAGAGTTTCGCGGCATTGCACAGCGCCGTGACCCAGAGTTTCGTGGTATTGCTGAACCAAAAAGGTTGCGTGACCCTTTGGCTTTTGAAGACCTAACTAAAGAAACAACGCCAACTGTGTTACCGAAGTCAAAACCAAAGCGACCAGTGGCAAAAAAGAAGTCTTCAGGTGTTACGTTTGACACCAGCGGTACATTACCGGGCAAGACAATCAAAGGTAAGAAGTACGGCGGAGTTATGATGAAAGCCCGTGGCGGCACATTCAAAGGAACATTTTAATGGCATTACCACCACAGATGGTTGACATGGCTATGGGACCCGGCGGTCCCGGCATGACTGCTGAACAAGCCATGACCGAGGTTCAAGTACCGAATACGGATTTACCAGATCTTCCGCCCGGCATTGAGTTAGTTGGTGAAGAAGAGATGGCTATGGAAGTAGAGGCTGAGGTCTATGATCACAATGCTAACTTAGCTGAGATCTTGGACGATTCGGACCTTGGCTCTTTGTCCTCGGACCTTAGTTCAAAGATTGACGAAGACAAGTCGTCGCGTGAAGATTGGGAAACAGCTATTGCGAAGGGGCTGGGTCTGCTCGGCATTAATTATGAAGAGCGCAACGAGCCGTTTATGGGTGCTAGTGGTGTGACTCATCCGTTGTTGGCGGAAGCTGTAACGCAGTTTCAGGCGCAGGCGTATCGTGAGATGTTACCACCGGGCGGTCCTGTAAAGACACAAATACTGGGTGCACAGACACGCGAGTTGGAAGATCAGGCCCAGCGTGTCAAGGACTATATGAATTACCAGATTACCGAGATAATGGAAGAGTTTGATCAGGATACAGATCAGATGCTGTTCTATTTGCCGATTACTGGTTCGACCTTCAAGAAGGTGTACTTTGACGAAACCAAGCAACGTGCGGTGTCAAAGTTTGTGCCTGCTGAAGATTTGGTTGTTCCGTATGCAGCTTCTGACATACGCACTGCGGAGCGTTACACACACGTCTTTCGTATGACAGAGAATGACATACGGAAGCTACAAGTTGCAGGGATATATAGAGATGTTGATTTATCTCCAAGCGAAACTGACGAAAGTGACTCAACAGTCCGTGGAAAAGCTGATGAAATTCAAGGGCTGCGTCCGGGTTATTCTGATGAACTGGTTACACTATATGAAGTCCATGTTGATCTTGACCTTGACGGGTTTGAAGACATGGATCAGTCAGGTGAGCCAACAGGTATCAAACTGCCGTATATTGTCACTATGGACGCAGATTCGGGAAAAATTCTCTCGGTAGTACGCAACTATCGTGAAGATGATCCGATGCGCCGCAAGCGCGATTACTTTGTACACTATAAGTTTTTGCCGGGTCTGGGCTTTTATGGTTTCGGCCTGTTGCACATGATAGGGGGCTTGAGCCGTGCAGCGACTTCAATCTTACGTCAGCTTATCGATGCGGGTACTTTGTCGAACCTACCGGGCGGTTTCAAAGCGCGTGGCGTCCGCATTAGAAACAGCGATGACCCTGTTAACCCGGGCGAGTTCCGCGATCTTGATGTTCCCGGCGGTGATATTCGCAATGCTCTTATGCCACTCCCATACAAGGAGCCTTCTGGTACGTTGGCTCAATTACTCGGGGTGGTCGTTGATTCGGGCAGACGATTTGCACAAGTTGCGGACACAAAAGTCGCAGATGTCAACGCACAGGCTCCCGTGGGAACAACAGTGGCCCTGATTGAGCAGGGTTCAAAGGTTATATCAAGCATACACAAGCGCCTGCACTATGCACAAAAGTCAGAGTTTAGGATGCTGTCGCAGATCTTTGCTAATAATCCTATGCCTTATCCCTATCCTGTTGGGGCAAACATTGACCCACAGATTATGGCTCAGGATTTCGACGGGCGTGTAGATATTCTTCCTGTCTCTGACCCGTCGATCTTTTCTATGGCGCAGCGCTTATCACTGGCGCAGACACAACTGCAATTGGCACAGGCTGCCCCGCAGATGCACAATCTGTATGAAGCCTACCGCCGGATGTATGACGCGCTGGATGTTAAGAACATCGACAGCATATTGCCGCCACCGCAACCACCTGCACCAAAAGACCCGGCGACAGAAAACTCAGAAGCAATGAAGGGAAAGCCACCGCAGGCATTCCCGCAGCAGGATCACCGCGCACACATCCGTGTACACGCGGCGCTGTTGCAGTCACCTGCGCTGGCAGCAAACCCACAAGCCTTCTTGGCGTTGCAGTCACATGTACAGGATCACGTCTCAATGTTTGCGCGTGATATTGTTCAGGAAGTATTTAGAAAAGGTATTGAGCAGGCACAAGCTGCTGGTGAACCTATCCCGCAGATTGATCCAAATGTAGTGGAAGCTATGGTTGCACAGCAGATTGCAGAAACACTGGAGCAGCTTGCACCTATGTTGATGCCTGCACAGCAGGGCGATCCGCTGGTAGAGATCCGTCAGCAAGAGCTAGCAAACGACCAGATGGAAATCCAACGCAAGATGCAAAACGATGCAATGGATTATCAGATCGATCAGGCCAAGATTACTCAGGCTATGCAGCTAGCACAACAGCGTATGTCTGTGCAGCGTGACATTGCCGACGAAAGAAACGATGTCAACGTATACCGCATTAACACGCAGGCTGACTTGGCGAGAAATCGTGGACGATGATTAGATGGCTTAAAAAGTTCTGGTTATACAGAGTTGGTGATATGTCCGAGCACAGGCGGCACACAACTAAGTACGAAGATTTGTGTATGTAATGTTTAAGGTTCTAGTCATTGCTTGCAGTGTGGCGATGCCCGAAAACTGTTATCAGTACCACGACACAAGAGGACCTTACGAAACGCAGGAAAGATGTGCTAGCCGCGCTTATGACATGGGTAATGATATTGCTCAGTATAACAAGGGCAAGGTTATGCCAAGATCGTACAGGTGTATACCGTTGAAAGGGTCAAAACTATGATTCAAGCACTGATTGGACCAGTCACAGGACTGCTGGATAAATTTATTGAAGACAAAGATCAGAAAAACAAGCTGGCGCATGAACTTGCCACAATGGCAGATAAACATGCACAGGAACTTGCAAAAGGTCAGCTTGCTATAAACGCTGAAGAGGCCAAGCACCGTAGTATATTTGTGGCGGGTTGGCGTCCGTTCATCGGCTGGACATGCGGTATTGCGTTAATGGCGCACTTTGTTTTATTTCCGGCGACAGATTTCGTTACAGCCTACATGGGACTTGAAGTACCGCCGATGCCTGCCTTTGACATGGAAAGCTTGATGACTGTATTGCTAGGCATGCTCGGTTTGGGTGGAATGCGTAGCTTTGAAAAGTTCAAGGGTGTGTCTAAGTGATTACGGTAGAGCAGTTTCTACGCTGGAAGGTTCTACCAAGATTTATGATGTTGGTTAGTACGGCTATGTCGTGGCGCTGTGCTGAATGGTTTATGGCTTTGGAAGATCCGACGGCGTCGCAGTCTGCTTTTGTAAGCGTAGTTATGGGAGTAATGACAGGTGTCTTCGGGATCTGGATGGGGCACGAACACAAAGACAACAAAGAGTAACAGTCCGTGCATAGGTGTTTGTACGCTTGACGAAGATGGTATAAGATGTATCGGGTGCGGTAGAACAATCGAAGAGATAATAAGTTATGGCAAAGCCCAGAATAAGTCAGTTCGCTGACGATTTAAACATTAGCAGGCCAAAAGCAAACAAGCTTATGAAGAAGGCTCGTGGTCGCAAAGACGGCGGGTCTGAAATACTAGACAGTTATTCTCCAGAGCTACGCAAGAAGATGCAACGCTTTGAAGATGCAGAGCGCATATTCACCGAAGACACAAGGATTGGTACAATGTCTGAAGACAAAAAGAAAAAGATGAAGCTGCCTAAGTCAAAGAAGAAGATGCTTGAGCGCTATGAAAATGATCGTGCGCCTAGCAACCCCGGCACCTTATATGATGCTATGGAGCAAGCTGACTTAGACGCGGACGTAGAAAACCGCGCTATGGGCGGCATGTGTCGTGGTGGCGGCAAAGCAATTCAAGGCACGAAGTTTCGCGGAGTTAGCTAATGGCTGATCCCGGCGGCTTAGGACCAGATTCTAATAAGCAAAAAGGTGACTTCGGTAAGGAGCCGGATGGATCCTTCTCCTCTCCCGGTAAAGTTGGACCAAACAGTGGATCTGACGCTACAAAAGAACTCGCTAAGAACGAGGTGGAGAGAAACAGAGCGTCGGCAGCGCAAGCTGCGATGAGTGCTGGTAAGTTTAGCCCCGGTTTGGCTAGCGCTATGTATGGCACTAAGTACGGCGCTACTATAGCGGGTGCTCCGTCTTTTGGACAGTTCGTCGAAAACCAAGGTATTACAGCAGATAATGCATACGGCAAACAGGGTGCCTTTAGCAAGTTTTTGGGGATAGATCCTAAAAATGTTAAATACAAAAACATAAACAACGCTGCGACTGCGTATAATAATTACTCAAAATTTATTAATCCAACCAATGATCCTAATCTTCCGGGCTACAACAATCAGTTTGCAACCGCTGAACCGGGTGAATTAAGGAAGGGCTTACAAACATTATTTACAACGCCGGAGACTTACTATGGCCCGGTGCAATCAAATTTTGAACAATTAGGACTGATGGACGCTGCTGCTTTTGGTATGCTCGGCTCGATTCTTCCGGGTGTGGGTCTTCTAGCACCAAGAGAATACGGTCTCGCAGGCACACCTTTTACACCGGATTTCCAGAATGTAGATGAAAGCCCATACTCTACTGCCTTACGCGCTGTTGTTGGTATAGGCACTGGAGAGGTTTCTAGAGCTACATCCGCTACAAAGACGGGTATAGAAAGTTTAGCAGACAGACTTAGATCAGAACTTAGCCCCGATACAGCTTCTTCCCCAGTAGAGTCGGTTACTGAACAGGCTCCTGTACAGGGATTTGAAGACGCTAAATCACAGTTCAGCACTGGTGTTACAAGACCAGAAACCACTATGCAAAAGTACGATCCAGAAACACCTCAACTATTAGGTGTGTTTTCTACAGGAGTTGGTCAGTTTTTAGGACAGCCTACTTTAGACAACCCAGTACCATCTTTAAACAACATTGGCTTATATTAAGGGAAGACAATGAAAATACAAATTACGCTAATTCCAGACGGTATGGACTTGAGCAAAGCTATTCAGGACGGCATGCCTGTTGAGCCGATGGAAGAGGCTTGTCCGATTGCTACACAGGACGTTGATACTAACGAAGAAAACCGTCGTCTTGCTGTTAAAGAAAATCAATATGGGCCAGCTATCAACCCAGAAGAAAGCTGTGGAACCTGTTCCGTGTTTAATATCACGGAACACATGCAGCAGTGCATGAAAGATGAGTCTGGTGAGGTTGGCTATTGCCAGTTGCTAAAGTTTATGTGCAGTGCTAAGAACAGTTGTGCAGAGTGGGCTGGGGGCGGTCCGATGACAGATTTGCCCGGTGAGCATGAAGAAGGCCCATGTGACTGCGGTAAACCTGACTGCGACTGTGGTATGTAATGGACGCAATAGATTTTTTAAAAAAATACCAAAGACTCTTGAATACCCGAATAGAAGAGCTTAGTCTATCAGTGACTAGCGGCAGTGCTGTTAGCTACGAAGATTACAAAGCAAGAGTTGGCGAAATACAGGGTGTCGCCTTTGCTCTTGATGAACTTAAATCCCTGCTACAAAAGGCTAACTATGACGAAGACTCTCTTAGTACCTGACTACATCCTTGAGCAGCAACGTGCTAAAAAACAAGCCGAAGAAGCTGCAAAATCAAAATCAATCGCAGAACGAGTACCGCAGCCCACAGGTTGGCGGATTCTTGTTATGCCCTATATGGGCAGAGAAAAAACTGACGGCGGCGTTTACATCCCTGATGCCGCTCGTGAAAAAGAAGCCCGTGCGACAACCGTAGCTTATGTCGTAAAGGTTGGCCCCCTCGCATATCAAGACCCCAATAAGTTCGGCGACAATTGTGAGCCGTGGTGCAAGGAAGGCGACTGGGTGTGTATTGGGCGCTACGCTGGATCTCGCTTTAACATTGAAGGCGGCGAGGTTCGTATTATCAATGACGATGAAGTCATTGCCACCATCATCGACCCAGATGATATAAAAACATACGGAGTCTGAGTATGTCTGATGTAGCAGAAAAAGAAGAACTGGAAATCATTGAGCAAGAAGATGATTCACAGGAACTTGCTGTAGAGCAACAAGAGAACGTCGAGCCTGAAGATGATCAAGAAGCGCCCAAGAATGACAATGAGGAAGAGCTTGCTTCATATTCGGAGTCTGTTCAACGGCGCATTCGCACACTTACAGGCAAGTACCGTGAAGAAGAACGGCAAAGACAAGCTGCTATTGAATATGCCGAAGCCGTTAAGAAACAAAATGAAGAGTTAAAGTCAAAGCTAGAAAACCTAGATAAGTCTTATCAGGGTGAGTTTGGTAGTCGTGTTGAATCGCAGATTGAATCCGCCAAGCAGGCGTATCAAAAAGCATATGACGACGGCGATGCTGAAGCCATGTTTGAGGCGCAAAAGAATTTAAGTAAGCTGGCTTTAGATCAGGCACGGTTAGAAGAGTCTAAATCTAAGCGCGAAGCGGCGGCAGAAGTTGTTGAAGCACAGCCGCAACAGCAACAAAAACAGCCACAGCCGCAACAACAAGCCGCACCAGACCCCAAGGCAGAGGCTTGGGCGACCAAAAATGAGTGGTTTGGGCAGGATCAAACCATGACATATGCTGCTTTTGGCCTACATAGGCAATTAATTGAGGATGAAGGATTTGACCCATCGTCCGATGAGTACTATAATGAGCTTGATCGTAGAATACGGACCGAGTTTCCTCATAAGTTTAAGGAAAAGGTTCGTGATACGGGACCCAGAGTCGCTTCTGCTGAGTCCACGGCTTCTAAGTCGTCATCACCAAAGAAGCGCAGAACAGTCAAACTTACGCCTTCGCAAATTGCCATTGCGAAACGCTTGAATGTTCCGCTTGAAGAATATGCAAAGTACGTTAAGGAGTAAGGACATGGCTGATAGAACTACACGCGAATCAACATCACGCGCAAAAACCACACGGCGTAAGCCGTGGACACCGCCATCAAAGTTGGCAGCACCTGAAGCCCCAGCAGGCTATCAGCATCGTTGGATCCGCACATCAATTCGTGGTGAAGATGATCGCACAAATGTAGCCGCAAAGCTGCGGGAAGGATGGGAACCAGTCCGTGCGGATGAATATCCAGATCTGGCTGATCAGTTTCCAACAATTGATGATGGTAAGTACAGTGGAGTCATTGGTGTAGGCGGTTTAATGCTTGCACGGATTCCAGAAGAAACGGTTGAAGAAAGAACTGAGTATTATCGGGAGCAGACCCGCAATCAAATGAAGGCCGTTGACGATAACCTGATGAGGGAACAACATCCCTCAATGCCTATCCATAACGATAGGCAAAGTCGTGTATCATTCGGGGGCAAAGATTAGTCCCCTTAATCTGATAAGGAGTAAGTAATGGCAAACACTAATGTTGCCTTCGGCCTCAAGCCGATTAATACCGCAGGTAGCGCACCAGCTACTCAAGGTACTAATGCATACTTCATCGACAGCGCCGCTAGCGCGATCTTTCAGGGATCAATGGTAAAGGCCGATAACGGTGGTGAAATCGTTATTTGTTCTGCATCCGGCGATACTGAGGCTCCCGTTGGCGTTTTTGCTGGCTGTGAATATGTATCATCAACGACTGGTAAGAAAGTCTTCTCAAACTACTGGCCCGGTTCAGGTGCCGACACAAACTTCGATATCATCGGGTTTGTGTACGACAACCCGCTCCAGCGCTTTATAGTCGCGACAGACGCTACCATCACTAACAAAGCAACTGCTGTTGCTGCCATTTTTGAGAACTCACAGTTCAACAGTGGTGCAAGCGGTAGCACAACCACAGGCATTTCTAGCGCACAGCTTGATGTCGCAACTCTCGATTCATCTAACGCCTCTCTTCCTTTGAAGATTGTGGGTATTTTGGATGACGCCGAGAACGCCGACTTCACTGCCGCTGGTATTCCTATGATTGTGATGCTTAACAATCACGCGCTGCTTCAGTCTGATTCTGAAGCCGCTATTTCATAAGGGAGTGTAGATAATGGCTATTTCTCGCGCACAACTCGCCAAAGAACTAGAGCCGGGTCTAAACGCTCTCTTTGGTATGGAATATGGTCGCTACGAAGGTCAGCATTCTGAAATCTTCGACACTGAGGCATCAGATCGTGCCTTTGAAGAAGAGGTAATGCTGTCAGGTTTCGGGGCTGCGCCGACTAAAGGTGAAGGCACAGGTGTATCTTACGACGATGCACAGGAAGCTTACACTGCTCGGTACAACCACGAGACAGTAGCAATGGCTTTCTCAATCACTGAAGAAGCTGTTGAAGACAATCTGTATGATCGTCTGGCCTCTCGCTATACTCGTGCACTCGCACGGTCAATGGCACACACAAAGCAGGTTAAAGCTGCATCAATCCTGAACAACGCATTCTCTGCTGGCGCATTTGCTGGCGGTGACGGTGTTGCTCTTTGTGATGCATCGCACCCGCTGACATCAGGTGGCACTTTCGCCAACGAACCATCAGTAGCTGCTGATTTGAACGAAACTTCTTTGGAAGACGCTCTGATCAACATTGCTGGTTTTGTTGATGAGCGTGGCCTGATTGTTGCTCTTCGTGGTATGAAGCTGATCATCCCACGTCAGTTGCAGTTCGTTGCAGAACGTCTGCTCGTATCAAACCTTCGGGTAGGTACAGCCGACAATGATATCAACGCTATCAAGTCATCAGGCATGCTGCCTGAAGGTTATGTAGTCAACGACTACTTGACCGACACTGATGCGTTTTTCATCAAGACTGACGCACCGAATGGCCTAAAGCACTTTGAGCGTTCTGCTCTTGCAACTAACATGGACCCAGACTTCGACACTGGTAACATGCGGTTCAAGGCCCGTGAGCGTTACAGCTTCGGCTTCTCAGACCCACGTTGTGTATTCGGTTCACCGGGCGCATAATTGTAGGCATAATAAAGTAGAAGGGCGGCTATTCAG